CATGAACAAACTAGCGAATGGCCGCGCGCATGACCTCGGGCCCCATGACCTTGGGCCCAACGAAAAATTCGACGCCGAGCTCGTCTCGCTCCGCCTCGAGGAGGCGGGCGCGACATTGCTCTCGCTCCCTTCGGGCGGGGCGCGCACCGAGCTTCGCACCAGCGCCTGGCCGGCCATCCATGCCGAGGCCGAGGCCTATGGCTGGTCGGGCGCGCGGCTCAAGCCGGCGTCGCCTGCCGCGCAGGCGATCAGCCGGATGGACGAGGCTTTGGGCTGGATCCGCCTCATTCCGCAGGAGAACTATGTGCTGCGGCGGATCGTCGGCGCGCGCGCGCTGGTCAGCCCGCTCACCGGGCGGCATCTCTTCTCGTGGCGGCGGTTGGGCGGGCTGCTCGGCGCCGACGGGCGGGCGATCCAGCGCTGGCACGGCAAGGGGATCGCGATGATCGTCGCGGCGCTCAACGGCGAGGCCGAGGCGCCGGCTCCGGGCCAGGGGCCGGGCCAGGCTGGGGCCCAGGGGCCGGGCCAGGCTCCGGGCCAGGCTCCGACGAGGAGGGCGTTGGGAACAAAGGAAGAACTTTTCGTTTGACCCAATGGCACATTCGAAGGCATATTCTGAGATACGATGGTTGACGAGAACGCGCGGGGCGGTTTCCCGCGGATGGCGTCTGCGGACCATCTCCAGAGAGAAAAATTCGGCTCGGCCGGCATCGCGAAAGTGAGGTGGTCTCAGGCATGCGTGTTCGCAAAGATGCGCTTGCGCGCTTCCTGACGACGCTTGCCTCCAGCGGCAATGTCAGCCTCGCGGCGAGTGCGGCGAAGCTGCCGCGCGGCACGCTCTATCACTGGCGCGACCGCGACAAGGGATTTGCCGCCGCATGGCTCGAGGCGATCGAGGCGGCGACCGATGCGCTGGAGGCGGAGGCGCGGCGGCGGGCGGTCGAGGGCGTGGAGACGACGATCGTCCATGGCGGGCGGCTGGTGCGCGACGAGGCGGGAAAACCGCTGACGATCCGGCGCTATTCCGACAGCCTGCTGGCGCTGCTTCTGCGCGCGCACCGGCCGGAGAAGTACCGCGACAAATCCGCCCCGGGCCCCGGCGCAAACGTCGGTGATGGCGGGCCGCGGAGAGTTTCATTCACGTTCCGGATCGGTGAGCACAAGCGGGATGACGAAGACCAGCCTGCCTCACCCGACCGCACTGGAGACGGCTGACTACCGGCGGCCGTGGCTCTATCGGCTTCAGCTCGAGGCGATTTTTCACGATGCGCGCTATGGCCTCGTCGAGGCGAGCACCAAGGCGGGCAAGACGGCCGCCTGCCTGGTCTGGCTCGCCGAGCAGGCGATGCATGGCGGCGAGGGGCAGGCCTTCTGGTGGGTAGCGCCCGGCTATGCGCAGGCCGAGATCGCCTTTCGCCGCATGAAGTTCGGGCTGCCGCGCGAATACTACGCGGCGAACGAAACGAAGCTTTCGGTGAGCTTCGGCAATGGTGCCACGGTCTGGTTCAAGAGCGGGGAAAAGCCTGACGCGCTCTATGGCGAGGACGTGCATGCCTGCGTCATCGACGAGGCGAGCCGGGTGCGCGAGGAGGCGTGGCACGCGGTGCGCTCGACCCTGACCGCGACCCAAGGGCCGATCCGCATCGTCGGCAATGTCAAAGGTCGGAAAAACTGGTTCTACCAGCTCGCGCGGCGGGCCGAGATCGGCGAGAGCGGGATGGCTTACGCGAAGCTGATCGCCGCGGACGCGGTGGCGGCGGGCGTGCTGAGCGATGAGGAGGTCGAGGACGCAAGGCGGGCGCTCCCGCGGGCGGTATTTCGAGAGCTCTATCTCGCCGAGCCGAGCGATGACGGGGGCAACCCGTTCGGGCTCGCCGCGATCGCGGCCTGCGTGGTCGAGATGAGCGCCGAGCGGGCGCTGGGCAGCGCGCCGGTATGCTGGGGCTGGGATCTCGCGAAGAGCCGCGACTGGACGGTGGGCATCGCGCTCGATGCGATGGGGACGATCTGCCGGATCGAGCGCTGGCAGGGGCCGTGGCAGGAGACGATCGCGCGGATCCGCGAGGCGAGCGGCGACGTGCCGGCCTTGGTGGATGCGACGGGCGCCGGCGATCCGGTGCTCGAGGCGTTGCAGCGCGGGGGACTTGGGAATTTCGCGGGGTTCACCTTCTCCGGGCCGAGCAAGCAGCGCCTGATGGAGGGCCTCGCGGTCGCGATCCAGCGGCGCGAGGTGCTTCTGCCGGACGGATTGCCGGTGGGCGGCGTGGTGCGCGCGGAGCTCGAGGCGTTCGAGTTCGAGTATCGCCGCACCGGCGTGCGCTACGCCGCGCCGGAGGGGATGCACGACGATTGCGTGTGCGCGCTCGCCCTGGCGTGGCGCAAATCGCGCGAGGCGCCGCCGGGCGCGGGCGTGCTCGGCTGGATGATGCAGCGCCTCGCGGCGGCAGGACGGCCCCAGAGAGGCGAGCAGAGGGACGAGGCGACGGCGGCGCGGCCCGAGGAGCCGGCGGATCTTTACGAGGCGGCGCGGAAGAAGCTTGGGCTGGCGCTCGGGTTCGTCTGCGCGCGCTGCGGACGGGCGATCGGCGGGCGCAGGGTGACCGACGGGGTATGGAGCTGGCATCCGGAATGTCGATGAGCGGCGCAGGCGGTTGGTGGACGGCGAAGGCGCCGCGGCTGCGGCCGGGCGCGGTGCGGGTTCCGCTCGTGCCGGCCGGGGCGGGCGCGGGGAGGCAGCCGGCGGGCAGCCGGGAAGAGAACGCGATGCAGCCGGCGGATCCTTACGGCTGGAGCGGCGGGGAGGATTCGCAGTATCGCGAGGGCCGGCCGTACACTCCGCCGGCGGTGCTGCGCGACGTCGATCCCGGCACGAACTTCTTCAGCCCGCTGCAGCCGGTGCGGCCGTTCGCCCCGCTCACCGGCAATTATGCGCGGGTGTGGGACTACCCGGTCGGGGTCAATCTCGACTATCAGCCGCGGCGGCTCGCGCTGATGGCGCAGCTCCGGATGATGAGCCAGAGCTGGGGGCTTCTGCGCGCCGTGATCGAGACGCGCAAGGACCAGCTGCTCGCGGTGCCGTGGGACATCGTGGCGCGCGGCGGGGCCGGGCGCGAGGGGAGGGACGGCGGACGGCGCGCCGGTGAGGTGCGAGATTTCTTCCGCAAGCCGGATCGGAAAAACCGGTTTTCGCGCTGGGCGCGGCTCCTGCTCGAGGACCTCTTCGTGATCGACGCGCCAAGCCTCTATGTCTGGCGCACCGCGGGCGGCGAGGGGGTGGGTGGCGTGCATGCGCTCGAGGTGGTGGATGGCGCGACCATCCTGCCGCTCGTCGACGACGCCGGACGGCGGCCGGATTTTCCCTCGGCCGCCTTCCAGCAGATCATCAAGGGGCTGCCCGCGATCAACCTCACCGAGCGCGAGCTGATCTACGCGCCGATGCGGCCGCGGCCGGAGCTGCCGGTCTACGGCTATTCTCCGGTGGAGCAGATCTATCTCGAAGCGACCGAGGGCATCAGGCGCACGCTCTACCAGGTCGATTTCTGGACCGAGGGGACGCTGCCCGAGCTGATGATCACCGTGCCGGACAGCTGGACGCCGCAGCAGATCGCGATGTTCCAGTCGAGCTTCGATGCGCTGATGAACGGAAGTGCCGCGCTCAAGAGCCGCGTGCGGTTCGTGCCCGGCGGGATGAAGCCGTTCGATATCAAGAACGCCAACGGCGAGGCGCTGAAGAGCGATTACGACGAGTGGCTGGCGCGGCTGGTCTGCTACGCCTTCTCGGTGAACCCGCAGCCTTTCGTGAAAGAAATGAACCGGGCGACCGCGCAGGTGGCCGATTCGGCGGCCAAGGAGGAAGGGACGCAGGCGCTGCAGGCCTGGTTCAAGGGCGAGATCATGGACCCGCTGATCCAGGAGGTGTTCGGCGCCGACGAGCTCGAGTTCGTCTGGCAGACGAAGCCGGAGGCGGACCCCTTGGCGCAGGCGGAGCTGGCGCAGATCCATGTCCGCAACGGCATCCGCAGCGTCAACGAGGTGCGCGCCGAGATCGGGCTGCAGCCGGCGCCGGCGGGCGAGGCGCTGCGTGTCTATACGGCGGCGGGAGCGACGCCGCTCGCCGTGGAGGAGAGCGCATGAGCAAGGGCGACCACGCGGGCAAGGGCGATCAGGTTGGCCAAGGTGACAAGGCCGGGGGCGAGGAGATGCGGCTCTGCCGGCACCTGCATGTCGACGGGGCGAAGCTTGCGCTCCGCTACTGCCTGGGCGACGGGACCTATGTTGGAGAAATCGATATCGCGGCGCGCGGCGGCATGACGATGATGCAAACACTGGCCTACGATCTTTTGCAGGTGACGAGCGCCTGGGCGGAGGGCGACGAGGCGCCCGGGACGAACGAAGCGCCGGTGATGAAAGGCTGGGCATGAGGGCCGGGGGAAGACGATGAGCGGCACCATCCGGACGTTTCAGTTCGCCCCGCAATGGGGCCCGATGGCGGGGTTCCTGCGGTTGGTGGAGGGAGCCGTCGCCGCGCCGACGCAGGGGCCGTGGCTGCCCTGCGGCCTGTTCAAATCGGTGAGCGTGGATGCCGAGGGAAGCGCATCGACGATCGCCGCCGCCGTGCGCGTGGCGAACACGCTGAGCCCTCCTCTCAACGGCTACACGGTGACGATCGGCGGCACCGTGACCGCGGGCGACGTGGTGAGCGTGAGCGTGGCGAGCAGCCTCGCCGGGACCGTTGCGGTGAGCCACACGGCGGCGAGCGGCGACACGGTCGGGACGATCGCCGCGGCGCTTGCCTCATCGCTGCAGGCCGATGCGGCGCTGGCGGCTGCGGGGTTCGTCGTCAACGAGGGCTCGGCGATCATCACGATGACGTTCCCGAGCCTGGCGCCCGGGATGATCTGGCAGGGCAACGGAATGGCGATCGACGCGCTTGGCACTTCGCCGCCGATCAATTGCGTGAGCGTGACGGCGAGCGTCGGCGGGGCGGCGACGGAGACCGCGACGGTGGGCCTCGTCAACAACGGGACGGCCGTCGGTTCGCTGAGCGCGATCCCGGGGCATTTCTCGGTCACGACGCTGCCGGCACGATGGATACAGGGCAACGTTACGGCGTTGAGCGGAACCGGCGCCAACGTCAATCTCAATCTTGCCGGAGTGGCGTGATGGTCGGTCTCTACCTGCCGATCGCGAAGGTCGATCGCGAGCAGCGGATGGTGTGGGGCTATGCCTCGACGCCGACGCGCGATCTCGACGGCGAGGTGATCGCGCTCGAGGCGATCCGGCAGGCGCTGCCGGGCTACATGCAGTGGCGCAACGTGCGCGAGATGCACCAGCCGAGCGCGGTCGGCGTCGCCGAGGAGGCGAATGTCGATGCGACGGGGCTCTATCTCGGGGCCAGGATCGTCGACGACGACGCGTGGAAGAAGGTCGTCGGCGCCGTCTACAAGGGATTCTCGATCGGCGGCAACGTGACCGAGCGCGACGGTGCGACGATCACCGGGCTCGAGCTGATCGAGATCTCGCTCGTCGATCGGCCGGCCAATCCCGATTGCCGGATCGAGGTGATCAAGGCGGCGGGATCGGTGGCGGTGGAGGCGAGCGAGGCGGGGGTGACGCTCGCGCGCGAGGAGATCGGACTGATCGGGCGGCTGCTCGCGAGGCTCGCCGGAATTTCGAGCGGGAAGCAAGCGAAGGAGCCGGACGACGACCCGGGGGACGACATCCAGTACGCGGACCCGGGCTATCGGGCCGACGGAAAGAAACGATACCCGATCGATACGGAAGAAAGAATCCGGGCGGCGTGGAGCTACATCCACGAGGAGAAGAACGCCGCTGAATACCCGGCGGAAGAACTCGCGGCGATCCGCCGGCGGATCGTTGCCGCCTGGCGGCGGGTGATCGATCCGGATGGGCCGCCGGCGGCGGACGAGGCGGGGGGTTCGGATCGCGCGGGCGCGCGGGGAACGAATGGCGAGGGCGGCGCGGCGGAGGCCCCGATGGCGGCCGCGGATATCTCATCAGGAGTGACGAGAATGGCGGAAGGCGATCTGGGCAAGCGCGCGCCGGAGGGTGCGCATGCCGGGCATCTGAAGAAGGCGATGCATCATCTCGGCGAGGCGCACAAATCCTTGAGCGCGGGGATGGCGTGCGTGGCCAGGGCCGGGCGGGTGCTCGCGGAGAAGGACGGCGCGGGCGTGCATCTGGCGCACGCGGCGCAGCAGCTCGATCGCGCGCATGAGCAGCACGTGCTGGCGCACCACCATATGGCGGCAGCGCTGGGGGCGGCAGCGCTGGGGGCGAGCGGGCACGCGGGCGAGCGCGGCGAGGAGCCGGGCGACGCCGAGCCCGGGATCTATGCGCCCGAGGGCGGGCTGACGCCGCTCGGGCTCGACCAGATGACCGAGGGGAACGTGCCGGATTATGCCGTCGATCGGGCCTATCCGGGCAAGGGCGCGCAGGGCACGCTGACCAAGCGCGAGGCGGACGCGCTCGCGGAGGCCGCGTATCTCCGGGGAAAAGTCGAGGCGCTCGAGAAGATGCCGGCCTCGCCTCGAGCAAAACTGTTCGCGGTGCCGCGCGGGGCGTTCGGCGTGAGCGAGGCGGACGAGCCCACGGCGATGGAGAAGCTGCTCAAGGGCGTGAACCTCGATGCGGTCGAGCCGGCGCAGCGGCAGGCCGCGGGGGCGCGCCTCATCGGCAACATGATCGCCAACGCCGGGACTTTTGCCAGGCCGGTGATCGGTGATCCGACCTTCAGGGGCGGCGCGGGCAAGTAAGGAGAGACGCAGATGATGAACAACGAAATTGTCGCCGCGCTGCTCGCCAATGACGGCTTCATCAAGGGCCTCGGCAGCAGGCTCGGGACGATCGGCAAGGCCGATACGATCAGCCAGGGAACCGGCCTTCTCTGGTACGACCTCCGGCCGGTGGTGCAGCTCCTCTACCCGTTCAAGGAGTTGATCCCCGAGATCAGCCGGCTGGCGCGGGTTGCGGCGGACGGCGGCAACGCCTTCCACTGGAAGCGCATCACCGCGATCAACCCGGGCGCCATCGCCTTGGGCGTGAGCGAAGGCAATCGCGGCGGGCGGATCGCCGTCACCGAGCAGGACCAGCAGGCGAGCTACAAGACGCTCGGGCTGGAATCGAGCGTGACGTTCGAGGCGCGGTTGGGGGCGGAGAATCTCTCGCCCGACGCGCTGGGCGTCGCGGTGCAATCGACGCTGCGCTCGGTGATGATCGGCGAGGAGCAGGCGCTGATCCTCGGCAATGCGAGCACGCCGCTCGGGCAGACACCGACGCCGACGCTCGCGGCGAGCGGGACCTCGGGGAGCTGGGCGGCCGGTACGGCTTATGTCGCGTGCGTCGCGCTCGCCGGTTACGGATGGCTCAACACCACGCCGTGGAACGCCGGCATCGGCGCGGGTGGCGTGCCGGGCCAGCTCACCAAGGTCAACGCCGACGGCTCGGAGGACATTTTCGGCGGCGGCTCGGCGAAACCGAGCGCGGTTGCGAATGTCACGGTGACCGCCAACCAGGTGGTGACGGCGACGGTTGCGGTGGTGCCGGGCGCGGTCGGCTATGCCTGGTTCGCGGGCGCGGCGAGCGGCACGCTCTATTTCCGCGGCATCAGCACCTCGAACCAGGTGGTGATCGGCGGGCCGGGCGCGGCGACGAGCCAGCCGCTGAGCGCGCTGCAGGTGGCCGGCGCCTACCAGGACAACTCGACGAACCTGCTGCTGCCGGATGGCGTGCTCTCGCAGATCTTCGGCAGCGTGTTCGGGGGCGCGCCGGGCACGGCGATGGCGACGAACCCGAACCTGCCGGCCAATGTCTCGCTGAGCGCCGGCGGCTCGCTGGTCTACACCGCGCCGGCGGGCAATAGCGGGCTCACCATCGCGGGGACGAACATCGCGGAGTTCGACGCGGTGCTGCGCGCCGCCTACGACCAATACAAGCTCGGGTTCGACCGCATTCTCATGAGCGCGGCCGATATCCAGAACTTCATGGGCACGATGCTCGGACAGAACGCGGCGGCCGCGTTCCGCATCTTCTTCGATGCGGACGCCGAGACGGGGCGCATCGTCGCCGGCCGGCGGGTGACGAGCTACCTCAACAAATGGTTCGGCAACACGCTCGATATCGAGGTGCACCCGTTCCTGCCGCCGGGCACGGTGCTGTTCTGGTCGGACCGCACGCCGTACGAGCTGGCGGGCGTTGCGCACCTGCTCGAGGCGCATGTGCGGCAGGACTATTACCAGATCCAGTGGCCCTTCCAGAGCCGGCGCTATGAATATGGCGTCTATTGCGACGAGGTGTTCGCCTGCTACTTCACGCCGGCCTTCGCCGCGATCACCAACCTCAATGCGCCCGCCGGCAACGTGAGCATCTGAGCCGTGCTCGTGCAGGTGCCGGCGGGGATCACCGCGGTTTCGGTGCAGCAGCAGGAATTCGCTCCGGACCGGTTCGGCATCATCACGGTGCCGGACAATCTGGGGGCGTACCTGATCGGGCTCGGGGTGGGGTTCGCATCGGTGACGGAGCGGCCGCCGCCGGCAGCGGACCGTCCGCCGGGAGCGGCGCATACGCTGGCGGCGGGTGCGGCGGCGGGCGCGGGTGCGGCGGCGGGTGCGGGTGCGGCGGCGGTGGGAAGTTCGGCGACGACGGGGACGACGACGGGGACGATGACGGGGGCGGCGGCGTTGGCGGCGGTCGGGAACCTGACCGCGGCCGATCTCAGGGCCGGATTGGCGGCGCTTCCGCGCGCCGGGGCGCCTGGCGGCGCGGGTGGGCGCCCGAGCGATGCGGCGAGTGGTCGGCGCGAGGGTGAAGCGGCGCGCTTTCGGAACCGGGGGTAGGGGATGCGGGCCGATCTGCTGCATGTCGTCACCGCCGTGGCCAACCCGCTGCTCTGGGAGAGCCGGCTGCGGCTCTACCGCGAATTCGAGCAGCACATGCTGGCGAGCGGCGTCAGCCTGACGGTGGTGGAATGCGCGTACGGCGAGCGGCCGTTCCAGTGCGCCGGGACCAGCGGCGTGACCCATATCGGCGTGCGGGCGAAAACGACCGCGTGGTCGAAAGAGTGCCTCTTGAATCTCGGGGTCCAGCGGCTGCCGGCGGCGGCGAAGTATGTCGGGACGTTCGACGCCGACATCTTCTTTCGCCGGCCGAACTGGGCGGCGAACGTGGTGAACGCGCTGCAGCTCCACGAGGTGGTGCAGCCATGGTCCGATGCCTATGACCTCGGGCCGCATGACGAGCATATCGAGCACCACAAATCCTTCGCCGGCCGGTTTGCGCTCGGAGAGCCCGTGGTGTCGGGCGGCGGCAAATGGTGGAGCTTCGGCGGCGGGCCCTATCAATATCCCCATAGCGGCTATGCCTGGGCATGGACGCGCCAGGCGCTCGACTGGTGTGGAGGCCTCTTCGAGGTGGGCGGCATGGGCTCGGGCGATCACCACATGGCGCTGGCGATCGTCGGCTGCGCGGAGCGGTCCGTGCCGGAGGGCGTCTCGGAGGGATATCGGCGCGCGCTCTTGCGCTGGCAGCACAACGCGGCGCACCTCAACCGCAATCTTGGTTGCGTGCAAGGAACGATAGAGCACCGCTTCCATGG